GCATAAGCGCAAGTTCTGCATCACAACAGCTAATTCAAGGCTTATCTTTGCTATTAAACCGTATTGGAGTATTCACACGAATTACAAAACACCAAAAGCTTACAAGTAATGTTACAGATAATATTGCTATGATGCATACTATGACTATTAAAAATATATGGGCTGGACGGTTTATAAATAATATCACATTACTTATTAAAAGCAAGCAAGAAAGACTTGCAAAATCAGTAAAAACAGGGTATATAGTTACATTTGATGAACAAAATGATGTAGTGTTAGATCCTATTACGGAAATCAAGGAGATTTCGAATGAATTCCCGAAATTATATGATGTCACCGTACCATCAACAATTAATTTTATGGCTGGAACGGGACATGTATTCCTTGATACCTCGGAAACTGGATATATCCAACGACGACTTGTGAAAGCGATGGAGGACGCGAAGGTCTATTATGATCAAACTGTTCGAAATGCAACTGGATCCATTGTGCAATACATTTACGGCGAAGATGGCATTGATGGTACCAAGATTGAAAAACAATATATACCTTACATAACTTTGAGTCACTTTGAGATAAGAGAAAAGTATCATTTAGAACCCGATGACAACTTCGAGATATTTATGACGGCTGCAGCAATTAAACAAATGGAACGCGGCTGGATTTCCAAAGCCACTGAACATTTCAAAGCAATAGTTGCTGACAGAGAGTTTCTAATCAAAAATGTGTTCAAAGGCGAAAATAAAGCGTCGATTGAATATGCTATTCCGTTTGAAAGAATCATTAAAAATGCGATGGAACGTATTAAAAGCAAGGGATTAACAGCACTTCAAACAAATCTGACACCCGGATATATTTTAGATACTATTGACAACTTAATAGAAAATCTACATACTGGAAAGCCACAACAAGGCATTCGCTTTCTACATATTCTATTACGTCTCCACTTGTCACCAAAGCCACTTATAACCGAAACCCATATGCCAAAAGAAATATTTGACTGGGTAGTAAATGAAATCAAGCGATATTTCTTGGATTCTATAGTACATGCTGGAGAAATGGTCGGTATTGTAGCGGCGCAAAGTATGGGTGAAATGAGCACACAGAGCAGCGTTATTGGCTCGACATCTGTACTCATCTTAGATGAAGAAACAAATACTATTTATCATGGAACTGTTGGTAAATTTATTGATAACTTGATAGACAATAATACTCCAAATGTTGTTGAAATTGGCAATAATAGTTTAGTTTTAAATACAAAAACAAGCTATAAAATAATAGGTATTTCAAAAGATGAAAAGGTTTCATGGATGTCGATAAGTCAAGTAAGCAGACATCCTGCAAATGGAGGACTTGTTAAAGTTACAACACGAACTGGAAGAAGCGTAACTGCAACATTAAGCCATTCATTCTTAATGCGTGGCATTGATGGAATAATAGAAGTTAAAGGTTCAGATCTGAAACTTGGAGACCGCATTCCAGTCGCAAAATATATACCAAGTTGCAGCAATACACAACAATACTATGATAAATTACAACTTGGAAAAAGAGAGTTTACAATGGATAAAGAATTTGGATGGTTCCTTGGAGCATATTTAGCAGACGGGTCATTTGGAAATGGAACCGTAGTGATTTCAAAAAACAATAAATGTTTTGAAAACAAAATGAAAACTTTCGGTCAAAGATATAACATTACTGTTTCAATAAAACAGACAACAAAGAAAGTCCTTAATGCAAAATGTGGTTTCAATCCTAATAAGGAATATACATCCCAATCAATGATTCTATCATGCCAACCTTTACAAAAGTGGATTGAAGCACATTTCTTAAGAGGATCGTATAATAAACGTGTTCCATCATTCGTGTATAACCAGAACCTTGACTTTATAAGTGGCGTCATTTCTGGATATTTTGATGGAGATGGAAATGTTCATGAAAACAGACAAATGATACGTGCATCAAGTGTCAATAAGAATCTAATCAATGATATTAGTATATTATTATCATATTTCAATATTTTCACAAAGATGTCTGTAGAAAAAAATAATCTGTATACTCTACATGTTTGCAAACAACATGCACATTTATACCAAAAATATATTGGTTTTAGCATAGATTATAAAGCAGAATCCCTTGATGCTATAGTCAAATACAACGATATTTCAAAAATTCCATTGAATTACATTGATGTTATTCCAGAAACTGGATACCTAGTAAGTGATATTGCTAAAGCACTGAAAATCAAGAACCATAGTAGATTATACGGTCATTACAAGCGTAAACAGATGAAAGGTATTGGAAGAGAAACCCTTAAAAAATATATTAATGTTTTCGAGGGTGTTAGTCTAGGGTGTGACAATCCTGATATCAAAAACAAAATAAATTTACTCAAACAAGGAGTAAATGCAGATGCTGTGTATGATGAAATAGTGTCATTAGAGTACCTACCAGATCCAGATGAATATGTATATGACTTCACAGTTCCTGGAAATGAGTCATTTATGGTGAATGAAGGAATACTAGTACATAACACACTGGATTCTTTCCACAGTTCTGGTACGGCTGCTGCGGTAAAAGCAACATCAGGTGTTCCGCGTCTGAAAGAGTTATTAAGTGTTAGTAAAAACATTAAGACTCCATCACTTATTATTTACTTAAAACCCGATATTGGTACATGTATTGCAACAAGTGGTGATGCTAAAATTCAAGAAACAAAAGAATCCAGTATGGAAATTCTCAAACAGTTGGAAATTGCTAAATTGTCTGATATTCTTGATAAAACCGAGATATATTGGGATCCACCAAGTTCATCAGGACTTGATACATCTATTGGAGATGACACTGGAATGTTAGAAGTATACAGACTCTTCAATAGTTTACAAAAGATGAAATCGTACAGCTCATTTCCATGGGTATTGCGAATGAAACTTAATAAAGAGAAAATTTACAATCTGGGACTTACAACTCTAGACATTTACACCAAAATTCTTGCATATTACAATCAAAATGTAGATTGTATGTTTAGTGATGACAATTCAAACGAAATTATATTTAGGATCAGATTAACAAAAGAAGCGCTGAAAGAAATTGATCCAGATGATGCTCTTGCCGCATTAAAGGCTATGGAATATAATATTATACATAATATTTTACTGAAAGGTGTGAAGGGAATTAAGAAGGTTTCCATGCGCAGTGTGAGTAAGTCAATGTACAATGAAGAAACTGATAGTTTCAATAATATAACAGAATGGGTTCTTGATACTGATGGTACAAATCTTCAATCGATACTAGCAAATCCCAATATCGATTCATATAGAACACGTTCAAATGACATTTACGAGATATACAACGTACTTGGCATCGAAGCAGCACGAAATGCACTATTTGCCGAGTTTACAGAAGTTATTGGTGAAGGCGCAATCAATTACAGACATATGTCTTTACTTCTGGATACTATGACTAATAAGGGATCTTTAATGTCAATAGACAGACACGGTATTAATCGCGGAGATGTAGGACCTCTTGCTAAGTGTTCGTTTGAAGAGACAACAGATATGTTGATCAATGCAAGTATTTTTAGCGAACAGGACAGAATCAATGGCGTTTCTGCAAATATTATGTTGGGACAACTACCTCCTTGTGGCACTGGTGATCACGACATAATACTCGATGAAAAAGAGTTCTTAAAACTGCTAGGAAACTCGAAACAACCTGTTGAAGAAAACTTCGAAATGAAGCCTAAACAATCTTGTACAATTGAAACGATATCAGTGAAATATAAACCGCCAACTAATACTTATAAAAATAAAGTAAAACTACCAAAACAAGAAGTAACTTTCATTTAGAATATCATTCACCAAATTGTTTCAATTGACTTAAAAGACTTTGGTTTATAATTGTGTGCAAAAATACTTTTTGTTCATTTACAACTGGATAAAAGATGTAATTACGTTTTCCAACTTCTCTGAACAAGATACACAATGGTTTACTTTCCCAAGAACTTGCACTCGCACTCGCACGTGTCTGTCCACTTGCGTGTCCATTGTATGCTTTGAAAAAGGTACAAGAAACCTTGATATCATCTGTGTATCCTCTATCTACATTTTTAGCATTTCCTGAAACACTTCGGTGAATAATAATTATATTAATATCTAATAACTTCGCTGCAAAGTAGAAATCCAGTTCCAGATCTGTAATATTTGTCCTGATTTCTTTAAAAGTATTTCTTTTTTCAAGGAATGACAATGGTTCTAATGTTTTCTTCCAAAGATCATCAAATGTTTTAATGGATTTCAATTTGAAGTGACTCAACCAAACAGAGGATAGTCCTGGGTCTTGAAACAGCAGTTCATAAGGTGCCTTAGATCTGCTTCCAAATACTTCTATTATTGCTTGTGAACGTGCAAATACTATTTCTGAATATTCCAAAGGAACCTTAAGATATTCTGATAACATTGATATAATTTTAGGAGAGTCTTGGGGAGAGTCAACAATTTGTTTGTCACTCCAAGGTGAATCTTTCTTAAGATAAAACTTACTAGGTAACTTACGGAAATTGTCTCCTTCAAATGTCAAAGGTTCTGTTGTAAGTGAAGTAGTCGGTAGATTGTCTTTTAATTCTGTATGTATTTCTTTTTCCTTAAATGCCCCATTTTCAACAGCGGCTTGAGAGAATATGATTTCTTTGTTTGAAACAATAGGAGTATCTAACGACACCAAATACGCGATGTCTTCTATATTTATAGAATTTGCCCATTTAATTGGATCGCCCGTTATTTCACTTAGTACAACTTCTAATTGTTTTTGTGGAAGATGTTTAAGTTTTTCCTTCACGTGTTTTACGCTCACTTTGCGTAAGATAAGCTTAGCAACGGCTTGACGTATTTCAAACCATTTACGTTTGTTCAAAAGAATTTTTTGAATTTTGTCAGTGTAAACACTATCTTTATATAATACTGGTGGTATACTTTTATTTACTTCTGGAACTGTGAATGTTGCATTGAAATATCCAGAACCATTGCTTACGTCCGCCGTTCCAAGAGAGGAATGTAAATCAAGAGAATTGAGTTTATCAATAAAAAGAGAATAGTCTTGGTGAATAATATTTGTTGCAGTTAACACTGGATTAGATACCAAGTAGTCTTCATGAAACACTATGGTGATTTTTGAGTCGACTGCTATAATATCAGACAAGTATATTTGATCTAATGGTGTAACTAGGTGTATCCAAATGTTACCTTTAGTTACAAGTGCAATTATTTGGAGATCTTGACGCAAAACGATTTTGTCTATAACAAATTTGGACTTTTGAATTAAATTTATTGTGTCAATCCATCTTATTAAATATATTATATCTGTTACAGTTTTTGTATAACTTTTTTTGTTGAAAGACAACACAGGGAAATCTTGATATGACAATACCTTTGTTGATTGACTTTTTGACATTTGATATTCAACGGGTTCATATATACCATTTGTATCTTGAAGGATCAACACAAATTTGTCAGTATTTGCAGTGTGATTAACGTGTAGTACAGAGGATTCATTATTTTCTTTTTTAATAACTATAACTATATTTACGCTGTGAATTTGTTCTAAGATTGGAATAAGAATAAATGGATCTATATTTAAATTTGATTTGAAATAGTATAACATACCTTCAAATGCACGTTCAAGACCTGTAGACTTTGATTTAGGACTTCCTTCAGAAAACAGTGAAACGACCCCAGAACTTATAAATTGCATTGGAGTTAATTTTGAAAAGTCTTTGATAAATAAACTGTGAGATTTGTAATCAAAAATGCTCATAATACATTTTAAAAAACTATTTTGAGCGGTTTGATGTATACCTTTTCTTATAAAACAACTTTGAGAAGACAGAGTTTTCGAACACAATGCATAGGAAATATCAGGTAGTAAAAGTTCATGTAAATCTTTAGGTATATTTCCGTATCTGTTAGGATCAATAGGGGCTATACCATTGATTAAATATATATCTTTTTTTGCTGGAGATTCTTCTTTTTGTTTTTGGTTTTGGTTGGGGTCAACACATCCTTTTAATTTTGTATCTGTAGGTGGTTTAATTCTGCAACAGGGTATACAGTGTCCTGACTTGGTTTTACCGTTTATAAAACTGATGTAATGTGGTTTTTTAGGATCATTGTCCCAATAGTCATTTTCATATAACAAAATCGGTTCTTCACCAGATGGGCATTCTTTAGCAGGATCATCGTGTTTTAAAGCAACACGAGAAACAGGACACCAAATACGAGGGCACATATAGTAATGTAATTTGTTTGGATTAGTTCCATATAAAATTGCGTTGTCATATGTCGCAGGATCCAACTTTTCCTTTTCTTCGGGTGTTACCACGACAGGTTGTTGGAACATATTCGCTGCGCATTTTCGAGGGTAATTATCAATTTGATTGACAAATAATTCTTGATCTGCGTTTTGAAGTTCTGTTAAGAAATATCTTTGATATGCTCCTCCGTCAAAAGAATCGGATCCAAAGTCGAGTTCTTCTCCCAAAACAGAATCGACAGGCTTGAGTTCTGGTGAACGTTCGCGTTTGCGGGCGCTGTCGCTTTCAGTTACGTTTACACTTACACCTTGTGTTGGTTTTTGTTTTTGTTTCACGTTGTCACCTGGTTTTGGTTTGATGGTATTGTGTGTACCGAAAATCCATTTTTGAAGATATTCAAGTTCATCAAAATTAGATATATCTTCAAAATCAACTCGGAAACCGGTTAAGTTATTTGATATCCTTATCAAACATCCTCCGTTCTTTATAAGTTTTTTCTGATCAGTCATTTGACCACTCATCCACATATCAATTTCCGGTTTACTCAGTCCTAAGTTCATTAAATCGTCGATTAATTCATCTACAGAAACCCCCATATTTAACCTGGAACTTATAAAGTCTGATATGTCAATGTCTGATTTATAATTTATTGAACGTTTATATATAATATTTATAACATTGTCTTTGATATTTATAACATGAAAAATGTTTGAGAATTTGGAAAGTCCTTTAGCAAAATCAGATATACTTATTTTATATGAAATTTTATTTTGTATTAAACTAAATCTACCTGTTAATGAAATTGGTTTTAGGTTAATCCGAAAGGAAGAATTAAATTTATTCTGTAAAAAAGTTGTTATACTTGTTATTGTGTCTGCTGTTATACGAGCGGTTATACTGTAAGAATCAATTATAATTATACTTGAACCATATAACATTTTTATGAATGATCCTGAACGTTGTTTAGGTATCTTTGAGTACGTTGTTAGTAATGTAAGTGTTTGCGGGTCAATCGTGTGATTCTTGTAAAGTTTGTAGAGTATGCTATATTTATCTGCAACGTATTGAATAAACTGAACCTTGTTGGTTGTTTGTAAAATATTAAATAAACTTAAACAGTCTATTGGTTGTGTTACAGTCTGTTGATATATCTTTTTATTTATATTTAAGGCGATTGAATCTGGTAAACTTGCATCGAAGAGTTGTTGAAATAGTTTAGATTCCGTCATTAACTGTTCTCTATTCACTTGTATTTTGTAAGAAGGAACATCAGGGAAGTATATCTTTTTTTGAGCTTCATTTGCATCACTCCAAAACAAAACATACAAAATTCTATATGTACCAAAAAGTCCATTGTTATAAATTACTGGTGCTTTTGTCGTTGGCATTTGCGTTCGCATTTGCGTTTGCGTTTGCGTTCGCATTTCATTTTCATTTATTGTCATCGGATTTACGGGCATTAACCAGTTTTTGTATCTAATAGGGGATCGTTTTGTCCATACATATGGCATATATTGCTCAAGTTCTGGTCTTTGAAGTTTATCAGCAATACCAAAAGCGATTTTTATAAGTGCTGTATTTATAGTGTCGTCAGGAAATATCCTGGGTTCTGTTAGTTTTACTTCTACATTGTCAGGTAAAAGTATTATTTTCATCACTTACTAATTTAAATTATTTAAATTTTATCGGTCATTTATAGAATGAACACTGAAAAAAAGGAGCAACAAAAACAAGCGAACCCTTACATATTAATTGGTATCCTTCTGTCTGTAATAGTTATAATATTGATGTTTATATGGTACACTGGAATCTTTTCACGATTTGCAAAAAAGACAAGAAATATATCTAGAAAACTAATGAAAGGTGGTGATTGCGGTTGCGTTGCAAGTTAAAAAAAGTTAAAAAAAGTTATAACAAAGTGATTAAACAAAGTTATAACAAAGTTAGCACAGTGTAATTAAAAAGTTATACAAAGTAAATTAAAAAAGTTATAACAAAGTGATTAAACAAAGTGATTAAACAAAGTTATAGTTAACGCTGTGGCTAAATGTTGTTGATGTAATGTTTATTATTTTTAAGGTATTCTAATACTAAGAAATTTAAGGTGTGATTATGTTTTGTTATTTCATTTACTATCATTATTCTTTGTAATATGAGATTTATATTTACAAATTTTGTGAAGAAAATAGTTATATTTTTGTGTGTGTTTTTAATGTTTAATTTAATAATTTCTGGGATTGGGTAGTTTTGGAATGTATATTTAAGCAATGTGATCGGGACATCATATTTATTCATTTGTATAATTTTTATTACAGTATCAGTAAGATAGTTACCGTTTGGAAATATAACTTTTAATATTTTAAGTAGTCTAGGTTTAGGGTATAAATTACAAAACGCAACAACGAAGAAATATTTATGCAACCCTGTCCATTTCAATGGGTACTCTTTGTATTCTTTAATAAATGTTTTCATGGTTCTTTTGGATTTTGAGAAGTGTGTTAATAGTCGCGTATAATCTGGATTAACTATATCACCATTAAAATATTTATTGATACTGTGCAATTGTAAGAGAAACTTTGATTGACATTTTTTACTTGTTGCAAATATACCCATACTATTGGTACAATAATAGACAATTGGTGGTTTATATAGATATTTTAATACAGTATCTGATGTAGTATTCCCAAAACTAGCATATATATCTGGGAAGTCTGCAATATTAGGTATATTTTTATTGTAGTAGTAATCTTCCCACTGTTCTGGTATAAATTCCTGATGCAATGATTTACAAGACTTTAAATATCTTAGAGTGGAGATAGAGTCGATTGTTCTGTTTCGGTGATGTGCTAATATAAGTGTTATTCCGTTAAAGATTGTGAAACATTTGTTTTCAAGTAAATACGAAATATCGAAATTACTATTACATTTTGTTTGTTGTGGAAATATATTTGCTTTTTTACATGTTATCAAAGCCATTTTATTAGCTAAGTTTGAGTTAAAATTTAAATTTATGTCAAACATTTCTGGTGCATTTGTTATTACATGGTAATCAGAATATGATGCAATTTTGAAACCAGGTTTTAAAATGTCCAGTGATTTAAAATCACCAGGTACTACCCTAGTAATCTTATGGGGACACGCAATCTCTTCTCCATCTGACATATTTATATAATTCTTTTCAAAGAGCAACATAGTGACTAAAATGTATAA